TAGTTGTAGTACCATTTACTGTTAAGTTTCCTGTAATTGTTAAATTGTTACCAACACTTAAATTATTTCCGATAGTAACATCATCAGGTAATCCTATTTGTATTGTATCTCCAGTTATTGATGTTTCTATTTCATTTGTAGTACCAGAAATATTTAATGTATCATTTAATAAATTAATTGAAGCAGTTGTAGAACTATCATCTGATATTGATAAAGTTGTAGAAACTGTATTAGTACTTACATTTGTAATTCGTCCTTGTTGGTCTACTGTAAATGTTGGAATAGCAGTTGTACTACCATAAGTTCCAGGTGTAACTGCTGTGTCATCTAAATCTATGTTGATACTATCTCCAGAAATAGTTGTTGTAATTCCTGTATCACCTTTAAAATTTAATGTATCATTTAATAAACTAATTCCTGTTATAGTTGAACTATCATCTGAAATATTTAATGTTGTAGCAACGTTAATTGTACTAGCGGCAGTTAATCTACCTTGTTGATCTACAGTAAATGTTGGGATTGCTGTAGCAGAACCATATGAACCTGGAGTAACTGCTGTGTCATCTAAATCAATTGATAAAGAGTTTGCACCTACAGTAGTTGTAATACCTGTATCGCCAGAAATTGTTAATGTTTCACCTAAAGAAATAGGATCAGTTGAACCAGAGTCAGCGGCAATTGAAATTGTAGAATTAGTTAAATTTTGATTTGATATTGTAGTATATTCTAATGCCGTAGCACCAGAGTTAACTTGTAATACTTGATATGCCGTACCTAATGTAGTAAGACCTGTACCACCATCAGCGTAACCTATACTATCGGATACTGTAAACTCGGCAAGACCTGTTGGGTCTCCACTACCATTAAATATACCTTTTATAGGAATTCTATCTGCCATATTATGCTAATACCAATGTTGTTTTGGATGCTCCTGATCTTGTTGTAAACGGTACATATAAATTTTCTACCGCTGTTTGTAAAGTTGTTCCAGATGTACTTGGATCTAATGTTTTTGAAGTTCCGTCTCTTAAAACAAAACTAAATCCACTAGAAGTTCCAATTGTAACTGTATCACTTCCAGCATTTGTTGTTACAGTAGTTAAACCAGTACCTTGAAGTGTTAAAGTATCTGATTGTTGATCTGCAACTATATCACTTTGACCTGAAACTGAAATTGTTGTGAAAGAATTTGAACCAGCCGCATTAGCGATTTCAACGATAGCATTGCTGCTATCACGCATATAAATTTTTCGGTCTGCCGTATTAACAGCAACTTCACCAACTGCTAAATTAGAAGTAGTTGGAACTGTACTTGCTGTTTCCGACCTCTTTAATTTAATTATAGTGGCCATTCAATTATCCTTTCAATAATCTATTAACTAAAAGTTCCGCCGTCTAATGTATTTGTCCAATCTGGAGTGCCAGCGTTTGAATATAAGAAATATCCATCTGTACCAGAAGCAGTTACATTCAATTGACTTGTACCGTTACCATATACGATACCATTTGATGTAAATGTTGTTCTACCTGTACCACCGTAACTGACTTCGATTGTATTTGCTTCCCAAGTACCAGATGAAATAGTACCTAAAGTTGTAATTGAACCTTGTCCAGAATAAGTTGATTTAATTTCTAATCTGTCTGAAACAATAGCAATAGTACTGTTATCTACTACAACATCTAATTGGTTACCAGTTTTAATTAAAGCGTCACCAGCACTAATCTGACCAGCGCCAGAGAATTGTGAGAACGTAATATTAGTTGTACCAAATGTTGGTGTACCATTGTGAGTTGCAACATAACCGTTATCTGCGTTATTTGATCCAGATTCCACAAAGAAGAAAGTACCGCCAGTTAATTCAGCAGCAGTATCAGCGTCTGGACTTCTTGTCAATACAAACTGAGTCGAACCGTCACCAACAGTTGTTACTGTATAGATACCGTTTTGAATAGCATTTGATTGATCTTTAACAAGTATTCTATCTCCTTGACTTGGTGTAACACCATCAATTGATAAAGCACCGTTTGAACTAGCAGTTAAAGTACCTGCACCATTGTCGTATGTTGCTGATAAGTTTGCTGTTGTAGCAGCAACAACTGATTCTTTAACATCTAATCCGTTTACAACACCATCAACATATGCTTTGTTAGCAGCGTCTGTACTAGCAGTTGGAGTTGCAACATTAACAATTTTACTGTTGTTAACATCAACATCACCAGTTCCGTTAGGGTCTAGTACTAAATCACCATTTGCATTTGTAGTTGAAATTGTATTGCCATTAAAATTTAAATTATCTACAGTTAATTCAGTTATACCTGCAATAGCAGTAGTTGTTTCACCTGGATTTAAAGATGAAGAACCGAGTGTAATTGTATTTACAACAACGGCACCTGATGTAACAGTAAAGTCTGTAGAGTCAAAAGAAGCAACACCTTTGTTAGATGAAGTAGCGTCTTCTCCTTCAACAGTTATTGTTGTTCCAGCGTGAGTGACATTCATTCCTTCTCCACCCAATACTGAGAATGAGTGTGACGTTGGTGTCATTGCACCTGAATCTGTTGTAACAGTTTTAACAACTGTATCTTCTAATGTAACCGCACCTGAAGTAACATCAAAATCGTTACTATCAAAAGAAGCAACACCTTTATTAGATGTACTAGCGTCTTCTCCTGCAACAGTTATTGTTGTTCCAACGTGAGTAACATCCATACCTTCGCCACCGTTTATTGTAAAACCGTGTGTTGATGGAGTTAATGCACCTGAATCTGTTGTAACAGTTTTAACTACAGTATCTTCTAATGTAACCGCACCTGAAGTAACATCAAAATCGTTACTATCAAAAGAAGCAACACCTTTGTTAGATGTACTAGCGTCTTCAGCAGATACAATTACTGTATCTCCACTTATTGTTGTGTCAATACCTTCACCACCTGCAAAGTTTAAAGTGTCTGTTAATAAATTAATTCCAAGACCAGTTGAACTATCATCTGAAACGTTTAGCGTTGTGGCAACGTTAACTGTGCTAGCCGCTGTGATTCGTCCTTGTTGGTCTACTGTAAATGTTGGAATAGCAGTTGTTGATCCATAGGAACCTGGAGTAACTGCTGTGTCATCTAAATCTATTGAAATATCATTATTGGAAACAGTTGTTGTAATACCTGTATCACCAGTGAACGTAATAGTTTCACCTGTGTTTACAGTATCATTTGAACCAACGTCTGCCGCTATAGATAAAGTTTGTGTAACTGTACCAAATGATAAATTACCTGAACCGTCTGTTTGTAAAAATTGTCCACTTGATCCATCTGAGATTGGTAATGTAAAGTTTACATTATCCGCTAAACTATTTGGTGCTTTTAATTGAACATAATGAGCACCATTGTTAGTACCTTCATTAAATTTAATTCCACCACCTGTTGAAGCATTATTACCTACAAAGATTTCATCAATTGCTTTATTTGAATCAACAAGTAATGCTGATGAAGCACTTAATGTACCGTGTACGTGATCTAATAATTGAGTAAAGTATTTACCGCCAATAATATCTATATTAGCAGCAACACCGTTTGTTTCTGTACCTGAACCTATAAAGAGTCTATCACCAAAATTACCTTGGGAACCTGTGCCGTATGTAAAGGCTAGTTCGCCTTGTGCTAGTTCCGATGGTGCCTGAACGCCTGAGGATCGTTTTATTTTAATAATTGTTGCCATAAATTCCTTTTATTTAAAAGTTACCGCCGTTGAAAATAATAGTTCCTGTATTACTTTCAATTGTTGTTTTGGTAACAAATTTATCTGTTGTTGCGTCATACTGAATCATAGAACCGTCTGTTAGTGTGCTACTATTCACGTCACCTAATGCTCTTAATTTAAAATTACTGCTTGTACCTGAAGATGGTTGAACAACTTGGACTCTATTTGGTCCAGTAGAATTGCTCTGCACTTTTGCTGTAATGACCGTAGTATTTCTTACATTTGCCATTTTAATCTCTCTATATGTTAAACAAACAGTATTTGTTTATACTATTTATATTTTTGTAACTTCTGGAAGAACTGTAATAATACCTTCAATAACTCTAGTAACTGTACTATCTGAAGCAACTAATTCAACATCATATACATAACGACCTTCAGTTATGCCACTAGTTATATTAGCAGGTAATGAAAGGTTTACAACACCTGTTGTTGGATCATCTGCGATTGTAACTGTAAAATTGTATGCTGTAGTTGATGAATAACTTCTTCTCATTTGAGAATAAGCAGAATATCCTGTCAGATTAAAAGCGTTGCCAGCACTATCTTGTACATTTACACTTGCTGTAAAAGTCGTGCCTTGGTCTAAGAATAGGTTAGCAACAGCAGCCATTATTCAAATCCTTTACAAATCTTTTTCCAGATATTAGTAATAAGTCTTTTAATCTTTTTCATAAGTCTCTCCTAACTTATATTTATAAGAATTAAAGACTATTTCTGATTATTTCTATAGACTTTTTATGACTTAATTTTGTGCTATTCTCTATGATTTCGTGTCTTTTATGAATTTGATTCCATATCTCATCTTTTAAATGAGGAGATAACATATCGTACTCTTTTCTTATAGAATCATAGTCAAACAATTCTTGTCCGTGCATAACTAAAGTGAAATTTGCACTTTTGAATAAACAATAGGATGATTTAAAATCTTCAGAAACAGGTAATTTATGTTTCCACTTATCTAATTTATATTTTAGACTTTCAGGTAAAACTAAATTGTTTTTTAAGTCTTTCCAAAATGGAGTATCTTCAGGTTCAACAACATAATGTAAAGCAATAAAATCTAAAATGTTATTCATCACAATATTCATTTCAGTATTATAATCGTTTATATCTTTTTCACCATAATTATTTAAATAATGAATAAGTAAAAAAGATTGATTAATAGTTGTACCTATTGAAGACGCTTCTAAAGGTTCTACAAAACTTCCTGCTAATCCCATAGCAACACAGTTTTTAATCCAAAATCTATCCATAGTACCAGCGTCAAACTTAACTTTTTTACCAATTTCAATTTCATATCCTAAATACTTTTCAACTTCTTCTTTTGCTTTGTCAAAGTCCATATAATTATCATTGAAAACATATCCGTTGCCCCAACGACCATAAGTAGGTATTCTCCACATCCAACCAGCGTCCATTCGTCTAGCAATTGTCCAAGCATTATACTCATCTGTATCTTTTGTTGGAAAAGCAATTGCACTATTCATTTTTAAATATTTGTCATATGATTTCCACTTACCACCTAATTTTTTAATTAACATTCTTTTCATACCAGTACAATCTATATAAAAATCTGCCGAGTGTACTGTACGTTTACCTACTAATGTTTTAATATTACCTTCTTCATCTAAATGTATATCTTCAATTTCATCATTAACTACTTGTATATGTCTATTTGAACAAAGTCTTAACAAAAAGTCATTTAATTTAAAAGTATTAAAGTGATATTGATAAACTGGAGAAAAATTAGGATTAACTAAAAAATCTGGTAAGAATTTGTTTTCCCACAAAACAGAATCTACACATTCTTTTGCTTCTTTGCCTTTAGATATTAAAGCACCATAACCAGCAGGATACATTCCTAATTCTAAACTGTATGGTTTATTAACACTATGTAAATAATCTTCTCTAGTCCAATTTTGAAACATTATACCAGATTTAAATGTAGCATCCGTCTCTCTTATTAATTCGTGTGTACTTAAACCAATGAAATCCATAAACTCTTGCCAGTGTTCGGTTGATCCTTCACCAACACCTATGATTCCTATGTTATCTGATTTAACTACTTTAATTTTACAATTACTAAATCTGTGTTTTAAGATTAAAGCGGCAACTAATCCTGCTGTGCCACCACCAACTACTAATATTTCTTTAATATCTTTTCTCATTTTGTTTTTAAGAACAAAAATGTAGTTAAAACCATTCTTGCGTCTTCTTTTTTTTCTCCAAAGTTGTCTTCAGGTTCGTGGTCAATGTGTGAATCGTAAAAAACACCATTATTAAAAATATTTTCTGAAACTTTTACGTTATTTTCATCAAAATATAACTTTGTACCACTATTTATTGGTGGATTTGGTGTTAAATACACTACTCCTGCCAAATATTGGTTAAAATCTTGGAATCCATATTCAAAATCTTTGTGTTTGAACAACTGATCGCCATTTTTTGTATAAGAAAATGAAAATTGAGTCATCCAACGGTCATATTTTTGATGAAAGTCTGAAATTTTTAATATTTTTCTAGCAATTGCATAAAATTTTTGACAAATTTGATAATACAAGTTGTAGTTTATATCATTTAAGTACTGTGTTCTATGTCCTGGAAACCCACCAATGTTGTTTGGGTGATTATTTTTATCAAAATACTCTAAAGAGAGAGCATAATCTCTAATTTCTTTAGGATTTTTAAAAAAATCTTTGACAATTAACATAATATTATTTAAAACTATTACCGTGTATCCATCCAACTATAGAATATCTTGTTCCTTTTGATACTTCTTTAATTTTATGAGTTAAATAAGAAGGAAAGATAATAACTGATCCTTGTTTTTTAGCACTAGGAACTAATTTTCCATTTAAAATTTCAACGTCACCACCTTCATAATCTTTTTCATCTGACAATTGAATTATAAAAGATAATTTTCTTGTAGGATATTCAGCGCCTACATCAATATGCCAATCAAAGTAATCTCCTTGTTCATACTTTAATATTTGAGGTAAATCATTATCTAATATTCCACTACAATCAAATTTATATTTTTCTTTATTAACAAATTGTAATAACTCATTTATAATAGTGTACGGCCATCCATTTTGTCCAACTGGCAATGGTTGTGTTTTTACTTTTCTTAAATATTTAACATTTGGGTTGCCAGATACTCCACCATTTTCCCATAATTCAGTTTCTACTGAATTGATGATTGCTTTACATTGATCTGAATTTAATAATTGTACGTGAATTGCTTGTGATATGTTTTTATTTGATAAAATAGATTTATTTTCTATTTCTGTTTGCAATTCATCTTGTTGCGAAACTACTGTTTCGGATTGTTTTGGATTTAATTCTATACCCATATTATATTCACTCCTTTTATAATTTATTATAACTATTTATACTAATAATTTGAATTGCCTTTTTTTGCCTCTCTCATATATTCATCTATATCCCAATTTTTATATTTCTTTTTTTTATTTTCTAAAACTTTATTATGATTTATGAAAGCAATTTCTTCTGCTTCTGCTGAAATAATTTTATATCTTGGATCATCTTTTTTTGCAAACTTACTAACACTAGGAGACTTTTCAAACATTCTGCCTGCTTCTGCATTTACAACCCAATCTTTTAATCTTCTTCTATTTACAGGTTTATATTCTTTTTCTGTTCTCCACATACCTGTTTTATCCTGATAACGTTTCCATCCTTTTGGCATATCATCTTTAACACGTAAACCACCATATTGAGTATCAACTTTAGTTGTATAATGTTTACCAAAAGTTAACTTTCTTGTGTTACCTTTATACCATTCTTGTTGATCTTTTAAAAATTGTTCTTGTCTTAATTTTTTTTCAAAACGTTCTAATCTTTGTTCTTCAGTTTCTTTTTTATAAAAGATACCTCTACTGTCAACACCTGTGGCAGAGTCATTTATTCTATGTCCACCGTGTTTACCTGGATCACCTCCAGAACCTTTTCCGTCATAACCAAATACTGCGTTATAATTATGTTTATAAGGAAACTCCTGTAGTGAAGGTACAGAACCTTTGTGATATTTTCTTTTAAGAACTATAGGTGTTGGGAATTTTTTAGTTGTCATAATAATATTTAGTCAAGTAAAAAGGGCGACTTTTTATGGTCGCCCTTTGAATTAGTTTAGACTATACCCATTGTAGAGAGACA